ACATACTTCTCTTTTGGTCCATAGATGATTGGTACCAAAAAGTTCTCGACCTCAACACCATCTTCATTATATCTGGTGAGTTTAATTTGATTAAAGAAATCGCCAAACGCTACGATTATCTTTCGAATAGTTTTATGATATGAGTAACTCATGTTATTCTACCGAAAGGATTAATTTCTTTATTATCATCAACATATCCAGTTGCTTCAACTTGAATGACTTTATTGTCATACATCTCTCGTGTTTGTGGATCAGATAATTCATCTGAAGTAGATGTTGTTATATGGAACGCATTTGATGTATTGCCTCGAATATACATTCCAGGTCCAAATGTTCCAACCAAATCTGTAATCTTGATAACACCTTGTTCAACATCCCAGTATGTGCAAAGACCGAATGCTGTGTTAGATGAATTGTGAACGTGTTCTCCAACTAGATAGTTACCATTACCGGAGAATGGATTGACGTTCATGGAAATTGTGTAAGAATCTTGAACAACAATATCGTCGATGCGTGGCACACCAACATCGATTGTCTCTTGTGAATACTTGAATTTCTCTAGTTCTAATTTGTAGAAGTATGGATACTTGTTACCAAGAACATAGAATGCTTCTGTGTAATTGACATATTTAATCTCATACATTTCACCAGTCTGTGACATGAATGGAATGTAGATTAGATCGCCTTCTCGAGGTCGAACATAAGTTTCTCTTGGCACCCATCTAGCAAATGATCTTTTGGATACAATTACTGACATATTGTTACGAATCTCTAGGCCGAACTTAGAGAAGAACTCACGTTCACCTTCATATCCATCTACGTTTGTGATGTACAATTCCAATGGATATGCAGATGTGAATTCTTTAAGTGGATCTTCACCATAGATTAAATCTCGTGCCTGATCGTTTGTGTTAGGAATGTAATAACAATCTACACCGTATATTTTTATTGATTCTACCATCAGATCTTCAATGAGTCTTTGCTCTGGATTTGAAGAAAAATTATTAAAATAGACCGAGGTAGCCATGATATTAATTCAGATAGAAGTCAACGGGCAATGAATAAGAGTCGAGCATTTCTTGTTCTAACTTTGTAATTTCTTCAGACGCTTCATCAAAGATCTTATCTCCGTTGAGCATCACACCACCAGGTAATTGGACGCCTTGAAACTTCTTTAAGTTTGCACCCCAATTACGTTTGATAAGTGCAGTGGCATATTCTTTCAACCAACGATCATTCCATACAGAAACATAATCTTCAGGTTTAACTAATGCATGACATTCTGCAATCACTACTGTGCCCGCATTGACTGCTGTACCCCAACCCCAATCACAGAATAATTTATGCATATGGCGTTGAAATCTAATTGGTACTTCACCAGTAAACATCAATTCTAACGATCTGAGATGTTGCATCGTCAACGTGTAGTTGATGTATGATGCAGAAGTGAAGTCATATAGTTCGTTCAATCTAAGTTGATATCTTAGATCAAACATATTGTTCTGTGCAATTGAATCAGAGATTGGAAATATTCTTGTCACACCAATAATATTAACGGATGCGTTTGATGTATCTCTTGTCACATTCGGTGACATATCAATATACTTATTTGTAATATCAGTGGCGTCTAATCTCTTGATATAGTATACTTTCTGGAGTGCGTCAAAATGATAGTCTTGCCAATACTGAAGTGCATCATCAATCCTATCCTCCACTTGATCATCGTCAACGTTAATTTCAATAACAGGAAATCCTAGTCTTCTTAGACAATAAGATTTAAATAGATCTCTTGTAGATACTAATGTTGCCATGTTGCATTTCCAAAAATAGTTATTATACTATTTATCTATCTCTGGCCATATCAACTCAAACGGATTTTCTTGATTCGTGATATCGGCGAGTGCTTGAACATAATTATCTAAGTCTGCGATAGAATCTTGTTGTGATAGACCTAACCTTTCATTTCGATAATATCGATTATATCTCCATTCAACTTTTGAGATTCTCTCATCACGATTTTTTCTTATAGTTCCCCAATAATCATCTTGAAATTTATCTGTTTTTTTAATAGTCCGTCTAGTGTTTATATCTAAACTATCATACATGTACAATGTAACATCAAATCCATCATGTTCAGATGTTCCTTCACAATACCATGTTTGTGCAGTTGTAGACCAAGTGTATGTTATCTTGTTGTATACAAATGTTTGGCCATGTAATGGTGATGATGGAAATGCCATAATTTTATTTGGTTGGATAAGGTTTTGTTGGTAACGCTGGAATATCGGTTCCTGTGTAACACATTGTAGGTACTCCATTTATTGAAACTGTATCATATCTAGCAAGTGTAGTTGTTCTGAAATCTTGAACCCATCCACACCATGATCGAATAGCACTATCACTACCGTCTGTACCTATATATACGGTGCCTTGCGCATCGTAAATATCCCAAGTATCAAAATTAACAATTGGTGCGTACACTGTGTTATTTAATTGACCATATGATGAATTCTGATTGCCAGCCATAATTGCCAGTTCAACTCCATTTATATAAAAATAATATAACTGCGCTTTTCTTTGAACCACAATGTGATCGAAAGTGTTAGGGGATGCAAAAGTTGGTTGGGCAACTAATACGTTGGTTTGATATAGTTGATAACCGTAACCATCGACAGCAGTATATGGTGTTTGAGTGTTGACATATGGTGATTGTCCTACATTATATATCCAATGTTGTGCATCCGAGTGACTTGGAACATGTTGAAATTTCCAATAACCGGTTGCATTGACTCCTACACTGAGATTTTGTCCTAGAGTCCATAGAAAATTACCAAAACCATCAGTATTGAAAGCTGAACCTCCATTTGCTGCACTATGCCATGCAGCCCAACATTCAATAGTAAAGTCTCCGTCCCGTACAGTGAATGCATTATTATTACTATAATTAGGAGTATTATCAATAGTCATTCTTGCCATTCTCGCTGCATCATTGTTGGTGATGGCTTCGTTATTGGATAGTTTCATACTACCATTACCAAATTTTTTATAATATGTCGATAACATAAGTCCATATGGACCAATTAAGTTTGACTGAGTTTTCTTATCGTTCATAATTGGATACTGTGTCATTGGTTGACACCACGTATATTGATCGACAGGATAACTAGTTGGCACAGTATAGGTAGTTAAGTCGTTATCATATCGAGCAACTTTTGATATTCTCATACCAGAAGTAAATGAATTCATACCTAATGAATAAGTGGTACCTGATGCGCCATTTGTACTATTATGTGCAGTAAATGCCGCACTCGTAGATACACGATTTCCATTAATGAAAACTGCCATCTTATTCGTTTTGGTTGGATCATATTGGAATGCATAATGATTCCATGTGTAAGGTTTAAAGTATCCTTCTCCACCATTAGCTGATAGACCACCTGTTGTGCCTAGATATTGTGCTTGCGGAGAATTGTAATTCCACAATCTCAAAGTGAGATCGCCGAAAGTGGTTGCTCCACTAGAATTCATATTCCATCCTACCTGAAAACCGTCATGTCCTGCAGTTGTTGCCGACTCTAGTAAATATCTAAGTTCAACTGAAGCAGTTCTAGTTGCATCGCCAGTTTGATAAGACCAAAACCAACCTTCTATAGTCCACGCACTAGTCATGCGATTAATCCAGAGAAATTCACCATAAAAACTAGTATTATTATATCTTACATTAGCTCCACTGGAATAAAATTGCATGTATGTATCATAGTTATGTCCCCAAATATGATTCGTATAATCAAAGTCTACGCCTTTATATGGTGAATGTGATAAGTGTCTTACTTGCCAAGAACTGCCAGCATTTGCCAAAGTTTGTTCGAATCCAATTCTATTTCCACGACCTGACTGATCTCGTAGATAAGCAGAAGTGTTTGCTATTAGTAACACACAATTAGTAACAGTTGGTAACGGTGCAGTTGGTACAGGAATAGTTGGTGGATTTTTAGTAGCAGCACCATATGCTGAAGTTCCGTTACAGATTCTTATATCACTTAACCACCCATAATATCCTTGATCATAGTTATTGCTATAAGGACTTTGTGCATAATTGCTATTACCAATTATTATTTTATTTAAAGGTGTATTGATTGCAGTTGTATAATAAGTTTCTGAATTTTTTATTCCATTTATATACAACGCTAGATTTCCACTAGTTCGTTGTACACATACATGTACCCAATCTCTAGGAGCAAAAAGACCGTTATTGACAGATCTAGATCCCCAAAGCGGGCCTGAACTTGTCGTTCTTGCAAACTCGTTTGATCTATTATTATTAGAAGATAATACAGTTTTCCCACTGGTTAATACATCAAATGCTAGACCAGAAGATTTTCTAATACGTATACCAGTATCATTCCATGCGAGTCTAGTATCTAGTATAATATCGTTAGTGTTTACAATTTCAGAACTATGTCGAAAATTAGATGCCCAAAATTCAATAGAAAAATCATTAGTGCCAAAAGTAAAGTCGTTAGGATTGCTGGCATTTACATATGCCTTCATTTGATTTTGTGCCCCATCACGAAACCATAAACAAGAACCATGTC